CACGTCCTCTGGGTTTATGCCTGCGTTCATCAGTATCTGCCTTATCGGTGTGCGTAGTGCGTCACGTACTATGGCGTATGCGGTCGAGTAGTCCAGCGAGTCGCTGTCCTTGTTCTCAAGCCTGCTTGCTATCTGGTACAGGGCTATGCCCCCACCTGCAACTATGCCCTCCTCAAGTGCGGATCTTACTGCACACACCGAGTCGTCCACCCTGTCAAACTTCTCCTTCTGCTCCACGTCTGAGTTACCGCCTACGTAGATGCAGCCTATAGCACCAGCGAGGCTCGCAATACGCTCGTCAATAAACTTGCGGGACACCGTGTCCGTAGTGTTCTCCTGCTGAACCCTTAGCTCGGCTATCCGTGTACGCATCTCATCAGACGGCTCTGCGTTCTTTATCAGAACGGATGAGGTCTTGCCCACTATGATCTTGTCAGCGAAACCCAAGTCCTCTAGCCTAAGTATACTGAGGTCGTCCCCAGTCTGCTCAGAGAAGTACTTAGCACCAACCGTTGCAGCAATGTCCTGCATCAGCTCGTTCTTCTTGTAACCAAACGATGGCGGTGCAATGTTACACAGCTTCAGGTTGTTCCTCACAACGTTGGCTGCGAATGTGTTCACCACGTTCTGACCACAGTCCGCTATTATCAAAAGCTTCTCGTTGTTCTGTATGATCGGCTTTAGCACAGACTCTATCTGTAGTATGTTGCTTATCTCCTGGTCGCAGACCAGTATCCTCACGTCCTCAAGTATGCACTCGTCCTTCTTCTGGTTGTTTATGAAAAGGTTAGACGTGTAGCCCCTGTCGATCTTTATACCATTGGTTACCTCTGCATATGTCTTGTGGCTCATCGACTTCTCAACCGTTACTATGCCATCCCTTCCTACCTTGTCGTATGCGTCAAAGATTAGCTGCCCCACCTCGGAGTCGTTGTTCGCTGATATCTTCGCCACGTTAAGTAGTCCCTTCTTTGTTATCCTCTTGGAGTCCTTTGTCAGTGTCTTTACAACGTCCTGGACTATATCGTTCACGTCACGCACAACCTGTGTCGTGTTGTTCTCTGGTGTTATGTGTTCGTTGCCAGCCTTTACAAAGGCCTCTGCCAATACAATCGCAGTGGTAGTACCGTCACCCGCTGAGTTGGCAGTACGCTGTGCAGCGTCCTTCATCATCTGTATCGCCAGGTTCTCTATAGGGTCGTCTAGGAATACTGATGCCGCAACCGTTACACCGTCCTTGGTGATGGTCATGCCCCTCAGATGCTCAGGCGACTCCACAAGAACCGTCTTGCCCCTTGGGCCTAGTGTACTCTTTACTGCCCTTGAAATCTTAGAGATGCCGCTTATTAGCTTGTCCCTACCCTGCTTGTCGAAGTGCAGGTCTTTTGGAATGTATCCACTTGTTGACATATGATTGAATTTGATTGTACGCAAATATACATTTTTTATTTCACCTAGCAACTAAACAGGAATAAAAAAACTATGTGACGAATGACGATGTAAATCTCTATATACTACTCTTTATATATTTTCTCTTTTCTTCTTTTTCTTTTATTTATATTTATTACTTTTTCTTGTCATTTTAGTCATAAAGAATAATAAAAGAATATAAAGAACTATAAATCAATAAGTTAGAGAATGACTAAAGTTATGACTAAAATGTTTTGTAGTGACTGTTATTAGACACTATTGTAGTTATTGGTATAAAAAAAGAGGCCTCGTTAGAAGCCTCTAGTATTCAATCAAAAAATAGAACAATGGAAATTACTCTTAGGGGAACATATTTTTTCTCCTCTCAGCAGCGACTATACCCTCTGCTATTTGGTTTATCTTCTTGGCGTTCCTTATAGACCTTCGCATGTTTGCCGCCTGGGCAATACCTGTCTGTCCGTCTGGTGCTAGGTTCATTAACCTGCCGTCCTTTATCTTATATCCCTGTTGACTCGGTGTGAGTCCTGTAAATTTATTCATAGCTTTCGTTTTGTGATAGTACAAAGATAATAAAAAATTATTAGATACTTAGAACCTTAGGGCTATAATAGCTTGTTGAAATTAATTTTGATTTTAGAAACTGATCTTTTCTTGTTGCTGATTTGGATTTTGATTTTTTCTTTGGGATTTTTTTGGCTTTTTCTATGGGCTATTACTACCTACCTACCTACCAATAGCTGACTACCTTACCTACCTTACCTTACCTACCTTACCTACCTACCATCACTACCTATAGCTACTGACTACCTATAGCTACCTTACCTACCTATTAGATGAGAGAAGAGAGAGAAGAGAAGAAGACATACTGAGATGTCTCTCTTAGACATCCCTCGAACATCCAATTAATTAAACAGAATACTTTTGTTTTTGACAAGTTACCAACATCACAAATCCAGGCTGGGCGGGATCTTCACTCACTTACCAACAGTGTAAATACTCATTCTTAGTCTTAGCGAATGAATTAAATTATGAATTGTCAATTGTATAGTATAGATTTGTTGAAGAATTAGTGATATTGCTAATGAAATACAATAACAAATACAATGGGTAAGACATTAAATAATGACCAAATGATTAAGAAAGCTAATAAGGATGTACGTGATTTAGGTGCTATGGCAAGTACTACCTTAATTATTGAATTAAATGAATTGATAAAGAGAAGAATCGTAGAATTAGATAATGGTGCTGAGAATATTAATCCGTTCGTCCACTACACTAAGGTACAGAAGGTGCTACAAACCTACCTATCTGCATTCACGCAATAGTTAAAATATTCAAACGATGAGAAACAGAATCAAATTCACAGATATCCTAAAGATACAAGTAGCTGTTATACTACTACTATGGTATATAATTAACTGCTGCAATCCGTCCACAATCATTAACTAATCACTTAACACAATTACAATGAATATAACAGATAACCACGTTTTGGAAAATAGACAAAAAATTCAAAAGAACATACAAAACAATTTAATTAAGAAAGCCGCAATTAATATCATAAAAGAAATTGCTAACGATTATCCAATTGGATGTATTCCTAAGTCTTGGCATGACTTAGTCAATAAGTGTGATGCGAATGTGTACATACAAGACGAAGAATGTGTTTGGGATGATAACGGATACCTAATAGAGGATAACGCTAATAATCTAATAATCACGATTGATAACCTATTAAAAACAATTACAAATGATTAAGAATATATACGGAAATGTATGTGGTGTACATACTCCACGAATGACAGAGTTGAATAAACGTAGAATTGAAAAAGCTACAAAGCTAGAATTCGAAGATTCGTCTTGGCACAAGGATTTATGTGATTCAATTAGTAATGAACATCTAAATCTTCAGATATGGTTGCCAAATTCAGTAAACCAGAATTTAAACGAGGAGGAATATAACACGTACACCTTATCATCATACGATGGAGAGGATATGTATATGGAGCATCTTGATAAGATGTATTCATTCTTGCAAGTAATAGATGTCATCTCTACTATAAATCGAAATACAATGCATAAATTTAACAATGGAAGAGATACGCTAATTGAATATGGTATTATTACTAAAAATGAATTACAGTTAGCATGTGACTTGGTAGGTATGCACAAGGCATTAGATGCAGTAGTACATAGTAGATTAGGTTATCGGTCATATGACCAATGGGTAGAATGCGAATCTTAAACAATTAAATAAATAAACACATTATGAAAGAAACAACAACATACATTGCACAAGAAGGTACAGAGAGATTTGAATTCGAAGCCAAATCAAAAACACATGCATTGATAATTTGTGAAATGTATAATGCTACTCTGATTGGCAAGAAATAAATTAATCAACACCGACCACCGACCTCACATCGTAAATGATGTGGGGATTTGGTGGTAGAGGAATATTCCTCGACCACTTAAAATAATACAAATATGTCTAATACATATGACGTTTTTTTCAATGACGATAACTACACAAATGCAAAAGGATTTGAAAATTCTTTAGAATACTGCAAGGATTACATAGCTACATGGAATGGTACTGCTACATCTTACTTTAAGGAGTACAAAGGAGGCATTGTATCAGTCGTGTCTAACGAAACTGGCGAGACTTTTTATCAAGAAGAAGTAAAATAAATATTATGAAAGATTGGAGGAAGGAGTACGAACAAGAGATTACTCAAATGTTAAAAAGAATTAACTTAAAGAAATTCAATACAAGTGAATTAATGTATTTCTACAGAATAGTGAAGTGTAAACTAAAAGAAGTAGAACAATAAACACAATAAGTATATGGTATAAAGAGATGTTCGATTCATCTCTGCCTACAATTATTATTAACTAAACACAATTACAATGAAAAATTTAGAAACAATCTACGAAATCAAATCAGTATCAGTTGACTACTTTGAAGATTCATATGAAAATGGTCAGCAAGAAGAAAGGTTTCATTCATATTTTTTGAATGAATATGAATTTCCTCTCAAAACTAAGCATAGTAGCAAAAAGGAATTGATAGAAACATTCAATGATTATATATCTTACGCTAAAATAACAGAAGATGACATCGAGATATATGAAGACTATATTGATATATCTTGTGTAGTTAAATACACTAAAAATAGTGATTGGGATGAATTTTCTGCGCCAAGTGAAGAAGATCTAAAACTTTGGAGAAAGGGAGAAATTAAACTATACGATGCAATGTTCTCGTTCCATTGTGAAGCCTATAAAAAAGAAAAATTACCTATTTAATAAACCATTAAACTTAATAAAATAATGAGTAAAATATACAAACCAACAAACACATGGACAGACAGAGAATTGAGCAAGACACTATCCGACACATGGATAGTATAAGGAGACTGAATCAAAAGATATTAGTCTTGGAGCAAGAAAAACTCCGAAGAATGGAGGCTATTAAGCTAAACTACGACAAGCTAGATGCTTGTTTATTAACTAACTAACTAATTAAAGTAAGATGAAATCAAACAAAATAACTTACGATGACACAAAGGATGCGAGTATCAGAGTAATAGAAAAATTAATTAATCTTGGAAAACTGGAAGATAATGATGACCATTATTTTGACGTACAAGATACCATTCAAGATGAATTTAATGAGTTATTGCAATTAGATATAGATGATAACTTTGAATGGAGGCTTATGCCAGTTGTAGAGAAGATAGACGATTACCTTTTTGAAAACGTAGGTAAGGTAGGGTACTTTGATGAATGCCTAAGCAGTAATGAATTGGACGTGACATACCAAGCGGTAGTAGATTTTATTATATGGTATAATTCAAATAAATTGAATTGTGAAGAATGTAATAACAAAGGATGGATAGATACATACAATACGAGTAGCAATATTCAAGAGATACAAAAGTGTGATGAATGCAAAGTATTCGTATCAGACAAGGAAGCGAAAGAATTTATTAACCAATACAATAAAACTAAGTAAGATATGACAAAGCAAGTAAATGAAGTACTACTGGTACTCAGTATTATATCTTTCATAGGGATACTAGCATTCTGTGAAGAGAAAAAAAATAGCAGCTTCTATCCGTACACAGAGACCGTAGAATTGTGGGTAAATAGCGACACGGTATTCCTCACGGCAATTCACTTTAACGTGGAAGAGATGGAGCATATGATGTATAGCTACCAAGCTAAGTCTATCGTGTATACTGGAAGGTATATAGACGTTGAAGATATAATTACGTATAGCAAAAATAATCCTCCATCTGAGGATGAATTGCTCCACATGAAGAAGTACTACCAAGACATAATTGAAAAGATAATTTGGTAGTCTTAAAAGTAATAAGTATTTTTACACTAAATTAAGACGATATATTCGTCATATTATTTACAATTAAAACAATTAAAATTATGGGAGCAACAAACATTCATTGCCAAGCAAGTAAAAAGAATTACACATCAGTAAGAGATGCGTACCAGTCCTTGAGAGAAGACGCAATCAACGATTATGGACACGATGCCTATAGCGGCACTATTGCCACTTGTACATTAGAGGGCCAGATATCAGAGCCAATAGATGACGATGCATATGACGATGCATTGGACAACATCGATAAAAGAGAGTGCGTCTACTACGAGACAGATACCCACTATGTATTCATTGGATGGGCAGCTTGTTAATTATTTTTAAAAACTTAAAACAACAAAATAAAATGAGAGTATTAATAGCGTGTGAAGAAAGTCAAGCAATAACGAAAGAATTTAGAAAGTTGGGTCACGAAGCATTCAGCTGCGACCTTTTACCTTGTAGCGGTGGGCATCCCGAATGGCATTTTCAACAAGATATATTTGAGGTAATAGATAAAGGTTGGGATATGATAATTGCACACCCTCCATGCACCTATCTTGCGGTAAGTGGTGCAAGGTGGATGTATAACAAGGATGGTTCTGTAAACCAAGAAAGATTAAAAAATCAAAACGAAGCACTACACTTTGTACAGAAACTAATGGATGCACCAATAGATAAGATTGCTATTGAAAACCCAATTAGCGTTATCAGTACCAAAATAAGAAAGCCCGACCAAATAGTTCAGCCATATATGTTTGGCGACAAGGCAAGTAAGTCTACGTGTCTGTGGCTAAAAAACTTACCAAAGCTTGTGCCTACTAACATTGTAGAGAAAGGAGAATTCAAGGAGTGGGTTGATAAGAATGGTGTTAAGAAGAGACAAGCCAAGTGGTACTTTGATGCACTAAAAAATGCCAAGTCGCCAGAAGAGCGTAGGACATTGCGTAGCAAAACATTCAAAGGTATGGCTGAAGCAATAGCCAACCAATGGAGTTGATAGACAATAATATTAAAACAACAATTATGAACGTATTATCATTATTTGACGGTATGAGTTGCGGACAAATCGCATTGGATAGATTAGGAATTAAGGTAGACAACTACCTTGCAAGTGAGATAGATAAGTATGCTATTCAAGTTACACAGAAGAATTACCCCAACACTATACAGATTGGTAGTGTAGTTGATGTAAAGGGTGAAGATTTACCAAATATAGATTTATTGATTGGTGGTAGCCCTTGCCAATCATTTAGTAGGTCTGGTGATGGTAGTGGGTTTGATGGTAAGAGTAAATTATTTTGGGAATTTGTAAGAATATTAAAAGAAGTTAATCCTAAATATTTTTTGCTTGAAAACGTAGTTATGAAGAAAGAATGGGAGGATATAATAACTGAATCTTTAGGTGTTAGTCCTATTAAGATATGTAGCTCTAATTTTTCAGCACAAAAAAGACAAAGAGTGTATTGGACTAATATTCAAGTAGACACAAATATAATAGATAGAGGTATATTACTATTGGATATAATTAAAGGCAACAGAGAAGAGATATTAAACTCTCCTTTAGTTTTAAATAGTTACGATGATGGATCTTTTGAAATAAAAAATGCAACTAAAAAAGGTTTCTTAATTGCGAATAATGGAGATAGTGTCAATTTAGAAGTTCCAAACTCAAAGACAAGAAGAGGGAGAGTAGGAATAGGGAAAACAAATACTCTTAACACATCTTGTAATTATGGAATTATAAAAGATGGTAAGTTAGTCAAACTAAATATAAATGACTTTGAAGCTCTTCAGACAGTACCTAAAGATTATACTAAGTCAGTTTCAGATAACCAAAGAAAAAAAATGTTAGGCAACGGTTGGACGGTGGACGTAATAAAACACATATTTAAAAACTTAAAATAACAATTCATGGCATTCAAAAGCAACATAAAAGTACAAACATCAGAAATTCATGTGCATAAGCTAGTACAATCTAGTAAGGAGATGACCTATGATTCGGTCTATAAGAAATATGGACACCTGATCGATAAGGATACTCGTATGATACGAGTCGAAGACTTAAAATTATTTAACTAAATAACTAAACAGAAATGAAGAACATAAAGCTAATATTATCCATCTTATTTATAGCGATAGTGGTTACAATACTATGCCACTTTCTGTTAATATTAATCAGCAGAGAACCTCAGTTCGTTTTAATCAGTGTAATCTATATAATGATAATACGGAGGGTTTGGAAGCACAGACCAAGGAAGCAATGAACTACACGTACAAGCAAGTTAGTCAGTCACTAGCCAAGCATGGATTCCAAGAGACATCTAGGGATACTGACGAGATGGACAACAGAATTTATATCTACGAGAGAGAGTACGTATGCCCCAATACCGTAAGGTATGCTACACTAACTGAAGATATTGAGACTAACATATGTCTGGTCGATGGAATTAATCCACGAAAATGGTCAACTTTACTCGAATAAATTCTTTTTTTAAGATTAACTTTATTACATTTGTAAAAACAAACAATTATGAGACAAGGAAAACATACTGGCTGGTACACCATTGAGAACGTGGACGAGCAGTACACAATAGAAATCGAGTACATATACGAGGTTGCGTATAGTCAGTTCAAGGAAGAGATAGACGAGGACATAGAGGTCGAGCAGGTCTTGATTAATGGGGTAGACCTAACAGGTTTCTACTACGACTACCTTGACAAGGATATAATCGATGACCTATACGACTACGCAAGGGAGTGCCACTCCGAGATAGAGTAACCAAACAATAGAACACATATGGATTCAGAACACTATATCAGAGAGGTCTGTCAAGAGATCAAGGACTTGCTGATAAGTAAGAACAAAGCCTATGGCGACACGGCTATAAACCCACCAAAAATATTCAGCACCTTATCCCCAAAGCAAGGCATACTTGCAAGGATAGACGACAAGCTATCACGCATAAAGACAAAGGGATATGACGACGTTAGGTCTGAAGACACACTACAAGACCTAATTGGGTATTTAATTTTATTAAAGGTACAATTAAAAAAAGAAGAACATGAAGAAGAAAATCTTTGACAGCTATGCGGAGGCGGTAGCTAAACACTTTTCACTAAGCCTCCATGAGTTATTTAGGAAGACCAAGAAGCGTGATATAGTTGACGCAAGGCAGATGCTATACTTCCTATGCATGGAGAGACCGATGCGTATCTCTTCCATCGTAAGGTTCTTAAACGAGTACGGATACGATGTGGGTTATAGTACTATTTACAATGGATACAATCGTGCCATAAAGAACTTAGAGGACGAGGACTACTCCTCCATTGTTAACCAAGTAAAGCAATCAAATGTATAGCCTAGAAAACTTATACCAACAAGCACTCAGTGAGAGTGACTCCCTTATAACAGAGCAAAGGAATGGTTTGTCAATCATAGGACATGGCGTGAAGCTAAAAAAATTTGGCGGAGACATACAGATACTGAACATGGGTAAGGGCGGAGACTACTACAAGGAGTGCGACCATGACGAGTACCAGTTATTCCAAGAACATGGGTGGGTCGATGGTGCTAAACACCTTTCCCTAAGTAACTGCCTATACAAGCTTGGTCTGGTTGAGGAGCGTATCAAGAGGGAGATGAACACCCGAAAGAACGACAAGCACATCAAGTACATGAAGACAAGGCGAGATAATTTATTAAAAAAGTATTCATCAATCAAAAAAGTAATCAATGAAATCACAGAACACATTTGAGACACTCGGCAAGATATCAGTTGCCGACAAGGTAAAGAAGAAGGGTAGGTTTGAGTACCTATCATGGGCATGGGCATGGCACGTGCTGAAACAAAATTACCCAGATGCACAACGTATAGTATACGAGAACGCAGAAGGTGTGCCATACTTTACGGATGGAAAGTTTGCCAACGTAAAGGTAGGCATAGTAGTTGGCGGCATGGAACACATCGACTACCTACCAGTCTTAGATAACTTAAACAGAGCCATACCACTAACAAAGATCACATCGTTCAACGTGAACACGGCTATACAGAGGTCAACGGCTAAGGCTATTGCGCTGCATGGACTTGGACTATCTCTATGGATAGACGAGGACACAACAAAGTCATGGGACAATGAGACAAAGGCTGCTCCTGTAAAGACGAAAGAGAAGTACACACTCAAGGTTGGAGACCATAAGTGGGACTCAATGCTAAGGTTTATAGGCGCTAATAAGTCAAAGGGATTTGAATGGATCGTTGGGTCTATTAGCAAGGGATATAACCTATCAGAGGAGGTTAATTTAGAAATCAAAAAGCAGTTAAGCAATGGAAAAAAAGGAAGTACTAAGAAGGCTGCAAAGTGATGAAGACTACTACGGAAAGTTTGGCAAGAAGTACCTGTCTGCATCAAGCGTAAGAAACCTTTTATACTCACCGACAAGGTTCGGAAAGATGGACAAGAGCCTACCACTAATACAGGGTGGATACTTTCACACGCTAATGCTCGAGCCAGAGAAACTTGAAACGTACCACGTCTTAGACGTGAAGACACGTAACAACAAGGAGTTCAAGGGATACACGGCAGAGAACAACTTGCACCAGTATGACGTGCTACTATCTCACGAGGTGGAGACCATTCACAAGTGGGCTGACAAGATCAAGTCTAACTTTGAGTTACACGAGATGATATACGACAGCCGTAATAGGTTTGAAGTCCCCAACATAACCAACATAGGTGGAGTGGAGTGGAAGGGTAAGTGCGACATACTGGGAGAGGACTACGTGTACGACCTAAAGACATCAAGCAACGTGCATAAATTTAGGTGGTCTTGTAAGGAGTACTGCTACGATGCACAGGCATACGTGTATCAGACATTATTTAACAAGCCCATGAGGTTTATTGTAATCGACAAGAATAGCTTGGAGGTTAAGATAGCTGACTGCTCAGAGGAGTTTATAGAAAGTGGGCGTGAAAAGGTAGAAAATGCAATCAAGGTATATAAAAAGTTTTTCACAGACAAGGGAGAGGGTGACCTCGATAGCTTCATCTATCGTGAGAGCCTTTAGTAAACCCATAAATAAAATACAAGTAGAAGTTCCAAATACTTGTACTAGCCGTGCAGATAAGGATAAGATTATCTGTGCCGCTATTAACTTCTTGGAGCATAATATTAAATTTATTACACATGAGTAACGATCAGAAAACAATTTACGTAGGCAACGGAACAGAAAAGTTTGACGGAGACCTAATTGAAATCTCTGTATGCCTAACAGACCTACCACAGGAACACAGGTTCGAGTACAACGGAAAGTGGTACACGAAGCTAAAGGTCTCAAAGAAAAAGTCCGTTGACGATTACGGCAAGACACACGCAGTATCCGTGAACACATGGAAGCCAGAACAGAAGGCAGCTACTCCTCAGCCAAAGCAGGTTGAGATGGCGCACGATGGTGACCTGCCGTTCTAGGATACCAAAGATCAGTTTAGTTGTTTTAAGTGGGGGTGGATGTCTTTATGACTGCCCCCTTTTTTTTCGATGACTCAATGACAAACTTATCCTCTACTATAGAACTATAGAAATATATATACTACTACTCTTTTTTATATATATATTTATATATTTTTATTGTCATTTTAGTCATAAAAGAATAATATATATAAATATAAAAGAATAGTATAAATGGAAATTACTATATTCAAAGACATAAAGGATACCTCTCAGCCTTTCTATAGGGATGTCGATGTTATAATCGAAAGGATAAGGGATGGGGCATCCAAGGATATCATAAAGGCTATACGTTCAGAGAAGGACAAGGAGAAGAGAGACCTACTAAAGCAGCAGCTACCTGCAATATGTTTCAGTGGCATCTTCACAAAGCGTAACGACAAGTCACTGACTCAGCACAGCGGACTGATATGCCTAGACTTTGATGGATACCCAAACAACAGAGAGCTTCTATCCCAGAAGGAGATACTGGCGCAGAGCAAGTACGTGTACGCAGCGTTCATATCACCAAGTGGAAAGGGACTCAAGGCGGTGGTCAAGATACCACCAATTCCAGAGAACCACAAGAACTACTTCAATGGACTGGAGAAACACTTCGGCTCAAAGTACTTCGACAAGTCCTGTAAGAACGTCTCACGGGTCTGTTACGAGAGCTATGACCCCTTACTATACTTTAATGAAAATGCGAGCGTGTGGGACAAGCTAGAGGACAAGAGCTATGATGAGATAGTAAAGCACGTTGGTGTGCAGACCATACCAATAACTGACGAGAACAAGATCGTAGAGATACTGGTCAAGTGGTGGCAGAATAAGTTCCCAATGTCTGAGGGTGCTAGGAACAACAACGTGTACATACTGGCGGCAGCATTTAATGACTTCGGTATAAACAGAAACCTAGCCTCGTACATACTATCAAGCTTCGAGACAGAGACGTTCAAGGCTGATGAGATAAAGAGAACCATTGACTCAGCTTACTCAAACATTCAGAACTTTGGAACTAAGTACTACGAGGACAAGGACAAGGTAAGCATGATAAAGGTTAAGCTTGCACGTGGTTTCTCTAAGAAGGAGATCAAGGATCAGCTGACTGATGTTGACCCAATCATTGCGGAGAACGTGGTGAACAGGATAGACGAGGAGGACAGCACCCATAAGTTCTGGACAAAGAACGACAAGGGTACTATCAAGATGGTACACATACTATTCAAGCAGTTCCTTGAGGACAATGGTTTCTATAAGTTCTGTCCACAGGGCAGTAAGAACTACGTGTTTGTCAAGGTAACTAACAACCTAATAGACCACACATCAGAGAAGGACATCAAGGACTTCATTCTCGAACACCTACTTACCGTTGACGACAGCTCTGTTTACAACTACTTTGCGGAGCATACACGCTACTTTAGGGAGGACTTCCTAACACTACTACAGTCAATAGAGGTGTACTTTATTGAGGACAGCAAGGACACATCGTACCTGTACTACCGTAATGGGGCGGTGAAGATAAAGGAGGACAGCGTCACGATGATAGACTACATAGACCTTGGTGGGTACGTGTGGAAAGACCATGTCATAGACAGAGAGTTTGCTCATTGTGATAGTATAGACTGCGACTACCAGAAGTTTATATCCAACATAAGCGGAGGGGATGAGGAGAGAACTCGTTCCATGAAGAGTACAATAGGATACATGTTACATGGGTGGAAGAACCTAGCATACTGCCCCGCAGTTATACTAAACGATGAGGTAATATCAGACAACCCAGAGGGTGGGAGTGGTAAGGGTCTTTGGATCAATGGACTTAGCCACATGAAGAAGGTTGTTATCATAGACGGAAAGTCGTTTAACTTCGAGAAGAGTTTTGCTTACCAGCTTGTGTCTGCTGACACACAGATACTAACGTTTGATGACGTGAGAAAACACTTTGACTTTGAAAGACTTTTTTCTGTAGTGACAGAAGGATTAACATTAGAAAAGAAAAATAAGGATGCTATAAAGATTCCATTCAGCAAGTCACCGAAGGTTGCCATCACAACCAACTACGCAATCAAGGGTAAGGGTAATTCATTCGAGAGGCGTAAGTGGGAACTTGAGTTAGCACACCACTACAACAAGGACTACACACCGCTTGAGGAGTTTGGTAAGATGATGTTTGGGGACTGGAACGATGATGAGTGGTGTCAGTTTGATAACTACATGATACAGTGCCTGCAAATGTACTTAGCAAAGGGTCTAATCAAGAGTACTTTTGTTAACCTTAGGATACGTAAGCTTGCTGCTGAGACCTGCCATGAGTTTATTGAGTGGTGTGGTATACTAAACGGACGTATACACGACAAGCTTAGGCCAGGTGGAAAGGTAAGTAAGTCTGAGCTATACCATGACTTCATTGAGGAGAACCCAGACTTTGCGCCCAAGTCTAAGATGACTATTAGCCGTACAATGTTTGGGAAGTGGGTTGTAGCTTTCAGTCAGTTCCAGTATGACGTAGCACCAGAGCAAGGTCGTGAGGCAAAGTCACGTTGGGTAAGGTTTAGGTACAAGCATGAACTAGAAGTCCAAACAGACCTATTCTAATGTTCAAGTTCAGAGACTATCAATCGGAAATAATAGAGAGAGGGTTAGAGGTTTTAAACAACCATAACTTCCTGTACCTTGCCATGGAGGTGAGGACAGGAAAGACCTTCACGAGCTTGGGTATATGTAAAAAACTAGGTGCAGAGAATGTATTGTTTGTCACGAAGAAGAAGGCAATAAGTAGCATTGAGGATGACTACAAAACACTAAACCCAAAGTACAGGATAACGGTAATAAACTACGAGTCACTACACAAGGTGTCTATTAACCAAGACTTTAGTGTTATCATCTTAGACGAGGCACACTCGATAGGTGCATTCCCTAAGGTAAGCAAGAGGTCTAAGTTGGTTGCGAGTCTTGTACGCATACATGACCCAAAGGTAATCCTGTTATCAGGTACACCCACACCAGAGTCCTACAGTCAGATGTATCACCAGGTATGTTTCATTCCTGGCAACCCATTCGAGAGGTTTAAAAACTTCTATAAGTTTGCAAACGAATACGTAAACATTAGGCAGAGAAAGATTAATAGCTTCTTTGTTAGTGACTACTCTAGTGGCAAGGACTCTATACTTGAAGAGATGAAGCCGTACATAATATCATACACCCAGAAGGAGGCTGGTTTTGTGGTTGACACGAGGGAGGAGGTGTTGTACGTGGACTTAGAGCCTATGACAAAGCAGATGATCAAGAGGCTGACTAAGGATCTGGTAATACAGGGGAGGGATGAGGTACTGCTGGCAGACACCCCAGCAAAACTAATGAGCAAGGTACACCAGCTATGCTCTGGTACTATAAAGTTTGAGTCTGGCAAGTCAATGGTTATTGACCTTTCAAAGGCGAGATACATAAAGGAAAGGTTTGGCGGTCAGAAGATAGGTATATTCTACAAGTTCAAGGAGGAACTCAATGCACTGAAGCAGGTGTACGGTGATCAGCTATGCACCGACCTTGAGACGTTTAACTCCACCGACAAGACCATAGCACTACAGGTTGTAAGTGGGCGTGAGGGTATATCACTACGTCAGGCTGAGTCACTGGTGTACTACAACATAGACTTCAGTGCCACAAGCTACTGGCAGAGCAGGGACAGGATGACAACCAAGGAGAGGCTCAGTAATAAAATATACTGGGTGTTCTCTAAGGGTGGCATAGAGTCTGAGATATACAAAACGGTTCTAAAGAAAAAGAGCTACACCTTAAACCACTTTAAAAGAGATTCACTAACTTTAGATTTATAATAATGATAGTACAACTTGATGATTTAGAGGCAGACCTATGTGACTATATAGGTAAACTTAGGTCAAGTATAGCACGGTCAAACAATGTGCATGACGCTAAGGTTGGTAGTCATGATGGAGTAAAGGCTGATATACAGGGATTTAAGGCTGAGTATGCATTTGCAAAAGCTAATAACCTGTTCCCAGACTTTGGATTATCGCCAAGGAGTGGTAGTGCTGATGGTGTAACAAGGGATAACAACAGGTATGATATAAAATCTACACGTTATAAAAATGGAAACCTGTTATCAACACTAAAAGTAAACCATGACGTAGATATTTATATATTAGCATATGTAAATAATAACACGGTTGAGTTTGTGGGATGGGCTTCAAAGGACGATTTAATAAGGAGGGAGAACATTAAGAACTTGGGACATGGGGATGGTTACTTTCTAAGTAGAAATAAATTAAACAAACTATGACCGAACAGAAGATACAGTCAAAGAAGATCAAGGAGCTAGAGGCACTGGGATACTACGTCATAAAACTAAAGTTAACAAACAAGAACGGTATACCTGACCTGATAGCCATCC